GTAAGATTAGGTCAAGTATTAAGACCACAATTAAATAATGGTTCCGCATATATTTCCATAGATAATGGTTATGAATTAACGGAACTTCACGATGTGGATATTACAAGTCCTGTTAATGGTGACCTATTGGTTTACCGTTCAGGTTCTTATGGTCAATGGGTAAATGAGACAGGTGGGGAAATTGGATTTGCTACAACAGGTTCTAATAACTTTATTGGAACAGAAAATATTACAGGTAGTGTAAACATATCAGGTTCAGTTAGTGTAATAGGTAATCAAATTAACACAGGGTCAATTACAATTAGAAGTGGAAGTTTATCAACCATTTCAAATAATACAACAATCAATATTAACAACTACCTAACAAGTTCTTTAGGTGGTCAATCAAATATCATCAAAGGTTGGGGAGATAATCTAGGAACAGGTGGTCCTAGTGCTAACCAAGCAAACTACACAGGTTCATTAAGAATTACAGGTTCTAATAATACCTTGTCAATGCCACAAATTAGAGCTACGGGTCTTAATGGTGGTGCTGATATGACAGGTTATATTTCAGGTTCTGATAATACAATACAAGGTAACTTTGCGGGTATATTTTTAAATACAGGTTCATTATTATTCCCTAAAACAACAAACAACTATCTTGGTTATAACTCATCAATATTAATGAACTTTACCACATCGTCTTTGGCGGGTGGTCACCCTTTAATACAAAACAATACATTATACGCAGGACAACTTAGTATTAATCATAATAGTGGTTCTACAAACATAAATGGTAACGTATTAAATGGTGGTACTGTAATTTCAACACAAAACTTTGTAACAAATTTAAGACCAAGCCTATCAACAAACTTAATCAATGGTTCATCGGTTACATTAAACCATATCAGTAGTTCAATTCAATATTCCGCAAATATTAGTAACGCAGGCGTAGTAGTTAATAACGCGGTAAGTTCATCAATTACAAATAACATATTAGCTTTAAATAACAATACATTCTTAGGTGGTCAAGGTGGTGCTTCTACAAACCATAGTATTTTTGTAAGTGGTTCACAAAATAGTAACGCAGCAAGACAGATTAATAATAACTTAATTGGTGGTTCTAGTAATGTTATTTCATCATCATTTGTATCATCGTCAAACGCTAACTTAAACTCATCCATTATATATGGTAACTCCTTAGCAGTATCAGCATCACATACTACTGGTCAATTTGGTGGTTCAGCGTTCTTTGGTAGATTTAATGATACAGGTTCATTAGCGGACTCACAAAATATTGTATTTGCTGTAGGAACAGGTGCGGGTGGTGCTAATAGAAGAACAGGTTTATGGATTGACCAAGGTTCAATTACCAACGTATCAGGTTCATTCAATAGTATTGGTAATGTTAATATCACAGGTTCATTAAACGTATCAGGTTCAAATCCTCCTATTAAATTAAATGGTCCTACTTCTATTAATGGTGTAACAAATGTTTTAACTGTAACAGGTTCAGCAAACATAACTCATAACATCGCAGGACAAAACGCGTTAACAATTATTAATAGTGTTGGTTTATCACAACCAGGTCTTGAAGTACAAGGACAAACAAGATTACTTGGTAATACTTTAATATCAGGAAGTTCACAACCGTTACAAATTGTCGGTCAATCAATGACCAACCCAGGTCTTCAGGTAACAGGAACAACAACTTTAATTGGTAATACAACCATATCAGGTTCAGACCCATTAAGAGTTGGGGTAAATAATAATAAAAGTGTTATACAAAGTTTAGGTGGTTCACAGTGGTTATATAGGGATAGTGATAACAATACTGTTGTGGGTAACGCGTTTGGTGTTGGAAATGGTTTCTTTGCTGGTTCTGAAAAGAATATGATATTCAACGGATTTGCCACAGATTTTGCTACAGGTTCCAATAACGTATTAATTCAAGGTGGTGGTGATAACTTTATATCAGGTTCTGGTAACGTGTTTATCGGTAACCATAATGGACACGCTGGTGGTAGTAATAACATATTAATAGGTGGAACATCTTATTCATCAGGTTCAATATTTGACAGTAAATTTGAATTAGGTACATTAGCCACATCAAGAATATTCCATAAACAAGGAACAGACCCATTACAAATTGGTGATGATACACAAGTAACAGGTTCATTAAGTATTAGTACTGTAATGAATTTAAAACCACAAAATCCATTACCAGCAGGTAACGTTGGTGATTTGGCGGTATCGTCATCTAACCAATTGTATTTCTATAACGGGGCTTGGACATTAGTTGTATAATTAAAAAGTTGAGTAAATCAGGGAAAAAACATATATTATAAAGATATGAGTAATAAAAACAAAGTAACATTAGAAAGTTTTCAATTTGATGGGGCGGCACGACTACCTATGTATGTTGAAGTATTAAGAAACGAACCCTACGTAAAATACGGAGAGACGAATAATTTGTATAGCACATTCCAATTGTACTATCAAAACGTACCAATCCACAGGGCGTGTCTTCAATCAAAGATATACGGTGTACAGGGTGCGTCATTAAAAACTGAGGACCCTTCTCACGAAGAATTAATTATGTTTGCCAACCCTGGTCAAACAATTTATGATTTATATAAAAATTTAGTAAAAGACTATCTTGTATTAGGTTCATTTGGTCTACAAGTAATCCGTTCAAATGACGGAGGTATCGCACACTTTTACCACACACCAATTGATAAATGGCGTTCAGGTAAGGCGGGTGAAGACGATATTGTAAGAGATTATTATTTCTCTGAGAATTGGGATAGACACAGAGACCCGAAATACAAACCACATAGAGTCGCTGCGTTCAATATGATGAACACAGAAGACCCAAGACAATTATATTATTACAAAGATTACGAACCGAATGGTCAGTTCTATTATGGATACCCTGCGTACATCTCAGCGGTACCATCATTACAATTGGCAACAGAGGTTGTAAACCACCATCTAACTTCAATTCAAGGTGCTATGACACCATCTATGGCGTTGTCTTTGGTAGGAGAAGTTCCACCAGCGGAGGAAAGACAGAACATTATGGATAAATTGAAGTTACTCTATAATGGAACAAATGGTTCCAAAGTGTTCTTAAACTTTATTGAAAGTTCTGAACAGAAACCTCAATTGGATGTAATTACACCATCAACAACTGATGGATTGTACAATAACATCACATCACAGATACAACAAAATATTATTACCGCACACCAAATCACAAGTCCACTCTTACTAGGTATCCGTGAGTTGGGTGCTAATGGTTTAGGTAACAACAAGGATGAGATTTTAATTTCTTACAATCACTTCATCAACACATCTTGTAAACCAGTTCAAAGAATTATCTTGGCTGAATTAGAAAAAATGATTTTCTTCAAGACCAAAGTAAAAGTTAAATTGGTATTAGAACAAAATCCTATTTTGGATATTGATGATTTAGGAAGTGAGATTGCCACAAATCCAAAAGGTGGTGAGACAGTTGTAGGACCAGAGACAGAATTGTCAATCAATGATAATCTTAAAAAATTATCAGGAAGAGAATATCAAAATTTAATGAGAATTATCAGAGAATATTCAAAAAATAAAATCACACGAGATATGGCAAAACAAATGTTAAAATCAGGCTATGGTTTAACAGAGGAAGAATGTTCTGCGTATTTAGGAGAAGAAGAACAAGAAACAATTTAACTATGAGTAATTATGTTTTATTAGTAAGTCAGGAGAAATTAACCTCACTTACATCCTTATCACCTAACTTAGACGTACACACATTACGTCCGAACATCTTCTATGCCCAAACTCAGTTCCAAACTATTGTGGGTGACCAACAATATAACGAACTAACCAACAAGATTTATAATAATCAGGCGTTGACAGGTCCTGAACAAACCTTGATGGATTACGCACAGAACTTTATTATATGGACTGCGGCACACGAGAGTACCTTATCAATCTTTATGAAGATGGTAAACAACGGTGTAACAACTGGTACTGATGGTGATGGTAGAAAGTCATCATCAATTGAGGAAATTAAATTCCTTCGTTCTATGTTGACAAACAGAGCGGACACATATAGAAAACAACTTCAAGATTATATCCGTATCAACTTAGGATTATTCCCACTTATCGCAGCATCTAACTCAAATGATGTTGTAAGAAGTAAGAGATGGGCGAACTACTTTAGTGGTATCCACTTGGATGACAAGGTTTATAACTTGAATAACTTCAGAGATAACCTAACACAGTACAGTGAATTATCACATACTGACCCACCTAATTGTGATTGGTAATACCAAAGTCGGAAGTAAAACAAAGACAAACTCGGAAATGAACACAGAAATATTATTAATTATATCAAACGGATTAACTGCGGTGGCAAGTTTTTTTATCGGTAAGAGACGCAGTGATGCGGAAACCGATAACGCCGTACTTCGTAATCTTGAATTATCAATTGGATTGTATAAGAACATCATAGATGATTTAAAACAAGAGATACACGAACTGAACATTAAGATACAACAATTGGAAACGAAAGTTGAAAAGTTAATGGAAGAAAATAAAAATCTTAAAAGAAAAAATAGTCTGTAATGTCAATCAACGTATCAGGTCTTCCATCGTATAACGAACAGGATACTAAGAAATTAATATCTAAAACTATTGCGAACGATAAAATTATCAAAGAGACTGAATTAAGAAAATTAAAAGAGTTAAGTAAGATTTATGGCAAAGGGAAAAAGTAATGTTAACAAAGTAACATTTGGTAAGAAAAAATCACAACCCAACGGAAAGAAAAGTTACGGTCCAAAAGACCAAAAACCTAAACCCTATAAAGGCCAAGGACGATGAGTGAATATAGATATGTAACGAACAAAATGGAGGAAGAAATAGTTCATATGATTGCCAGACATTATTTCCTCAAGAATGTAAAATACCTTAGAACCTTAATGTTTTAATTATGCCAATACCGAAACCAAAACCAGGACAGAAAAAAGAAGATTTTATTTCAGGTTGTATGTCAGACTTGAAAGATGAGTTTCCCGAAACCGCACAAAGATACGCGGTGTGTATCAGTGGTTGGGAAGAGAAGTTTAACGCAATCGTTGACAGACTCAAAGATGCTAACAAGAAAGATGTTCAGAACATCAAATTAAAATGAAAAAATTAGGTCAAAGACTATTTGAGTTTTACCTCATAATAGTTCTTGTATGGATAATCTTTGCGTTGTCATTTCAACTGACATTTGTCTACCTCCATTTCACAGACCAAGACGATACAATCAGGACCATCACAAACACGTTAGATAGGTCATTAGACGGACGATTTAGGACAAAATAAGTAAATGTATCTCTGAACAAAAAAACCCCCAAAATGGGGGTTTAAATGGGTCGGACAAACATCTACGAAAATCCGACCAAAATCTTCGTATATAATGATATAAACGTTATACTTTCTTATACTCTTCCAAATACTCCATAACACAAAACTCAACAAAATTCAATTGATTTGGGTCAATACCACAATCGTCATAAGTTGTTTGTAGTTTGGTTTGATTTTCATTTACCCAAAGTGCGAAATGGCATACTACACTTTCAACCATTTTTAATCTTGAGGGTCTCATCTGTTTAATTAGAGGTTTCATATTTTAGATGTTTTAATTGTTAATTGTCCAAGTTAGTTTGTACTTCTCATTCCATCCTGTTGGGTCACACTTACTACAAGACTTGTCATAGACCTTTCTGTTTGCGTAGTTTGTTGCCCCACAAGTTGTACATTCAATCTTCCACTTTGATGTGTTCTTCATAAATCCAATTATGGTTGAGTGGTCGTGGAATTTCTCAGCCTCGTCAGGGATGCCGACAACCCTACACATTTCTTTCCATATCTCACCGTGACCTTCCTTTGCGGGTGCTAGTGCGTGGGCAATTTCGTGTTTGATGGTTCGTACAATTTCATCCATCGGTAATTCCATTACCCAATACTTTGATAGTTGAATGTAGTTACCATCGTACCTTGTTCTTGTACAACAACCCAAGCTGTTTTTACGATTGTTGAATTTGAAACCCCAACCATCATCTAACAAATCAAACTCATCCATAAGTTTGAATGCTAGGTTGTGTACCTCAATTAATTTCTTGTTCATTTTGTAGATGTTTAAATGATTAATACACAAATGTACAAATGATTTTTGTAACCGCCAAACAATTTCCAAAAAAAGTTATCCACATTTGTGCCAATGTATAATAATAAATATCTGAGTTTTGACCAAACGCCAGATTATTTTTAATAATAATGTATAATAGTTATATTATTATACTCAGGATAAAACAAAAAACCCCCATCGTAGAAACAACAGGGGTTTCAAATCATAAAACAAATTTGAATGGAAAATCAAATCCATACAAAGGTATGTGGTAATTTTGTAACCACCAAACAAATTCCAAAAAAAGTTATTAACACTATGAAAAAAAAATGTTGATAAATTATTAAAAAAGTTTTGGTGGTATGAAAAAAGTTTGTATCTTTGTGTCTCATTAAACATCTATAATATGAACAAGTTCAAGTTATTCAAAATCAAAAGTAAGTATGTAATGGAATTGGAAGGTTTCAGATACCCACTTACGAAAACACAAGTAATGGAGTTGGCGTTAAATGTTGAACAACCTTATATGGTACTGACACCAAAACAATACTTGACGCATCACATCAACACTTACAAATCAAAATCTTTACAAACATCTAAATAAAATCAAATGAAAAACTTATCAAAAAAAACAGTAGAAACTATCGGAGTAGATTACGTACGTTTTGTTAATTCAAATTACGGAGACTTACTTAAATCTTATTATGACGCTGACGCCGATAACGCTGATATTAACTTCCCAACTTGGTGTATGGTTATGTACACTGAAAACTATCCTAAGTGGCAAATTGAGGTCAAAATCTAAATAAAAAACCCCCGAATTTCGGGGGTTCTTTTTTGTATTTATATAGAATGAAAATATTTGGGGCCGCACCAAGCAACTAATTAAAAGATGGCACAAATTAATGAATAAAAATGAGTGCGACCCCAATACAAATATATATACAATATAATAAAATTTAAAGTGTATCACGCAAAAAAAAGGGAGAAATGGTACACCAAACCAAATCCCCCTGTGTATATGTGTTATGGAAAAAAACTTATATCGTCTCCTCAAATAAGGATTTGATGTGAGTGTCAATCTTGTCAAGACGTTCACCCAATTCTTTTGAGTAACCGTTCTGACAGTAATCAACCAATACGTTTGTCACCCCTACCACTTCCTTAAGCGTAAGAGGTGTTCCAATCATCTTACAATAGTCACCTACGAATTTAAGAGTTGACTGACGTACGATACTTTCTTGATTTTTTTGATAATCTTGTGCCATTTGATTTTGATTTTAGATGTTTAATAATACTCAAATATACGCAACATTATTGGAATAAAAAAATAATTGGAAAAAAAGTTTTAAGATTTTGAAACTTCCCGATTATTTCTTATATTTATAATTGTAGTCCCTCATCACAATATAGGACATTAAAGATTTTAAGGGTTGTTTGGGAACACTGAAGTGATGAGCAGTAAGTACCAGATGACCCTTTTTTATTAACTATGGAAAATAAAGAATTTTTACAGGTTTGGGATTACGTCCTAAACAATGATGAATTAGACCTTACAGATGTTTTACTGTTGAGTAAGGTTATTTCATTACACGCAACAAAAGATGGTTGTTATATGACCAACGATTACATCTGTAAGATGTTAAGGTTGAAGAACATTGAAACGGCATCAAGAAGAATTAACAAGTTGGAAAAGATGGGTTATGTTGAATTGAAATACATTCCACTACCAAGCAACGCAAACAAGACCAGACGTTTCATCATCCCAACCTACGAAAACGGATTGACTCTAAAATCAAGTAGGGTTGACTTGAAAGTCAATACACCCTTGACTACAAAGTCAATGACCCCTTGTCCCGAAAGTCAATCAATTATATCACCTTATAATATAAAAGATAATATCAGTGAAATACATCAGTTGGAACATATCAACGAATTAGATAACCAAATTTCACTTGAAGAAGAATTAGAACAAATATCAATTCAATTAGATTTGATTAAACATCTATCAACGCCAGAGGTAAATGAAACTAGAGGTGAACTAGAAAGAAAGAAATACCAAATAAAGAAACAATTAAAAGAACTAGTATGACATACGAAGAAATATTACACCAATACGAATTAATTAAAAACAATATCCAACAGAATGATAATGGTGATTGGGACTTTGATATTGCGCCAGTAAACATTACATTTAGTTTGGAAGGAACTGATTTTAATCCTGATAAAAGAACTAGAGGATTAGAAACCTCAACCATCAACCTGTTACAGGATGTGTTCACGCAACCAGGTTGGGAATTGAAGAACGCAACCAACGGATTGAATTGGGAAGGATTGTTAATGGTGGAACACCATCAGAACATACAGGACACAGAGGAAGTAAAAGAGTCTGGTATCCTAATATCAAAGGCTGGTTACTGGTGGTATGGAATTGATGATGTTGGATTTATTGTACTCAAAAGAGATTTTCTAGTATGGGTATATGAGTTTAACCTCAAATGTAAATTATTGAAGGATGGTCCAATACCAAATCAAAATTGGAACCAGGGCCACGCATTCAAAATACCATTTGATAAACTAGCGTACCTAATGAGAAAATACAAAGAACATTTAGCCCAATAAAAACCCTTAAATCTGCGCAGCAGGATTTTCGGAAAATCAAAAGTATTTATATATATGATTTATTTACCAACTCCAACAGAAGAAGAATGTAAGTTCAATAAGGCGTTATATTTCAATAGATGTTACAAGCACTATTTTGATAACAATTTAAGAACAGAAGAGGATTACCCAACATATGTATCGTTGTTCTACAACGCGTATGTACTAGAAGGAAAAGAATTAACCATAAACGAAATTAAGAAACGAATGAAGAATGGATAAGAGGTGTTCCAAATGTGATGAGTTGAAACCACCATCCAATTACTATACCTACTATCATTCAACGCAACAAAAGTATAGGACCAGAAACATCTGTCAATCGTGTATGAGTCTTCAAAAGAAGAAATACAAGGAAAGTATCAAGGAAACTATTATCGTTCAACCAGAGGTCCCAGAATTAGAAATAGAACCTATTATTGATTACTCAACCAATCCCGATTACAAACACTGTAAAACCTGTCAGGAATATAAGGTACTAGACGAATTTTATTATTCCAAATCATCAACCACTAAAAAATATTTCCGTAACGGTACTTGTAAAGAATGTTGTAGGACAAAAGAAAACTCAAAGAGAAGGGAAGAAAGACAAGAAGAATTGGAAGAACAGGGAGGTTCGGAACGTATTATGACCTACCCGAATGAGTACGTTGATGAGTGGCAACAAAAATTTACATTCAAGTTATTGGATAGTTTTGGTTGGATATTCCACGAGGAGAAACAAATCTGGTATAAACCTGGTATCAAAGACGAAAACGGTGTATGGGATAAGATTAAGAATAATCCAAACAAACCAAGAAGGACCGAAGCCAATAGACGTACAAGATATAATAGAAGTGAGATTAGAAAAATAATAACACCTGATACTTTACCAACAATAACAATATCAACATCAAGAGTAACATCAGGTATAACAACAGAGGTTGTTAATAGTATAATGTACGATTTTTTTATTAATCGTATCAAATTAAAGGAGTTATCAAAGAAATATAATTACGATAGTCAGATGATAAGTTACTATGTAGATAAAATATATAACTTATTTTAATGGTTTTTTTAAATGTCGGAACTATTTATATTAAAGATAGTAATAAAAGTAATCTTTTCCCCTACCAGTTTCTACTCCCATCTGGTAGGGTTTTTCACTAAATAAGATATGAACAGGATACGCAGACACCAAAATAAAATTCTTATTATGTTAGAACCAAAGATGAAAAGGATAATGGAAAAGTTGAAGAACGATGATGTAGATTATTACTTTGAACTTTGTAAAGAAGATAAGGAGTTGGTATCAAAACAAATAGCAACAACTGTGGTTAACGAAACCATAAACTTGATAAATAACTATACAAGGGAAGAATTGGGAACAATCCTTGAACTATCTATCAAGAACCTTCAATCCCTTTTGGCACAATTTTTAGAACTTGAAATGTACTCACAGTGTCAAATGTTGAAGGATACCATATCATTAATAGAAGATGATTTGGAACAATATAGAATGAATGAAGACACTATTTCTTGATTGGTTACAAAATAACTACTTGGAATTACAAAACTTGGCACACAGAATAGACAACCAACACGGCGAAGAAGTATTACATTTTACATTAGAAAAATTCCTTACCAAAGATTACGAGTTTCTTGACAACCTTGACGACTTTGACAAATTGAAATATATGTCTAGGACGATGAGTCTTCAGGCGAAGAGTGAAACGTCCCAATATTACAGGGAAGTTAAACGATTTACTGTTTTGTCCAAAGATGTTATATTAGAGGAAGAAGGGCACAATGATGATGACGATGAGATAAACGAAATTAAAATTCTGTTTATTCAACAAGAACTTAAGAAAATCAATTGGTTTTCGTCACTACTCTTCCAAAAATATATTGAAACAGGTTATTCGGCACAGAAGTTAGCGGACCAATTATTAATTCCGTTATCTACTTGTCAATACCATATAAGAAAAGTTAAAACCCATATTAGAATAGAATGGGATAAACGTAAAGATAATTTATTATTTTAAAATGTGTAATTGTAAAAAGAAACCGAAACCAGTTATTGACGAGTTAGTTGGTTTAGAATTAATCAAGAAGTATGTAATTGACAGTGAACCATTACCGTCCGCTGACCGACATACATTATATTTCTACTATGACCAAAACTTTGGGACTGATACTCCCACTACTTGTGTTATGTGTTGGGAACAATTCGTCAAAGATAAATTAAGAGAATTATGGACAAGAAGGACTACCGAAAGTCAACCAAGTTAGAATTTGAAAATAGGGTTAAGGAATGTACCGAGAAGATTATCGGTGAACATCTTAACTACACAATGTTCTGTGATTGGTTTCAAGAACATTATGAAATGACCAAACATTCCGCACACAAATATTGGGTGAGAAGTTGGGATATTATCAAATCAAGATTTGCGTTGGAAACTGACCAACTGATAAATAAACAGTTATATCAATTATACGACCTATACAAAGAAGCAAAAGAAACAGGTGATTTTGGAACAAGTAGAAAAGTATTAGAAGATATTAGAAAGATACAAGGGATTGATACACCTGATAAAATTAATATCAAACACGAAGGTAATATAACCGTTCAGTTTGGTGACGAGGAATAATATATACATATATATGAAATTAATCTTAGGGGATTGTTTAGAAAAATTGAAGGAGTTACCTGATAATAGTGTTGACAGTGTTATAACTGACCCACCTTATGGAATTGGATTTATGAACAAGGAATGGGATAATCCCGCAAAACACAGAGAACTTATTGAAAGAGAAAAGAAACGTAGTGAAGAAAGATTTGAGGATGGTAAGTCACCAGCAAAAGGTGGGTTCAGTAAAGGTGTTCAACCAGGATTGGCAATTGGTGGAGCAAAAGAAGGTAGATGGTTTCAAGAGTGGTGTGAGGAGTGGGGTAAAGAATGTCTAAGGGTATTAAAACCTGGTGGGTATCTATTATCATTCTCGGCACCACGAACGTACCACAGAATGACCACAGGATTTGAGGATGCAGGATTTGAAATAAGAGACCAAATTATGTGGGTATTTGGTTCAGGGTTTCCAAAATCATTAAACTTAGGTGATGGTATAGGTACAGCACTTAAACCAGCACACGAACCAATTGTTATGGCAAGAAAACCATTAAGTGAAAAGAATAACAAAGAGAACATATTAAAATGGGGAACTGGTGGAATTAATATTGATGATTGTAGAATTGAGTATAAGGATGACAAACCAACTAAAACTACAACCATAAGAGAAAATGAAGGTATTAGTTGGAATAAAGATTATATAAGAACAGAAGATTGGGAACCAAATGATACAGGTAGATGGCCAGCAAACATAATCTTTGATGATGATACAGAACAACCTTGGAGTAAATTCTTTTATTATCCTAAAGTAAATAAAAAGGATAGAGGTGATATGAACAATCATCCAACAGTTAAACCAACTGAGTTGATGTTATACTTAATCAAATTAGTAACACCAAAAGGTGGAACGGTCCTTGAACCTTTTATGGGGAGTGGTTCAACAGGTAAAGCGGCGGTAAGAGGTGGATACGATTTTATTGGAATTGAAAAGGAAGAAGAATATTATAATATATCAAAACAAAGAATAGAAAATGAGAGAAATTAAAGGAACGATTAACACAGAAGACCCACACGAACATTGGGGATTTTTACCTATTGATGGTGAAACAATACTTGACTTAGGATGTGGTATTAATAATAACGAACACTTACCAACACCAGTTTATTGGGTACAGAAAGGTGCTAAGATGGTGTATGGTGTGGACCCTGGTCAACAATCTTACGATTGGTTCAAACAAAATTTTGTTGTTAAGAACTTTATCAACATAATGGATTGGTGTGATAGACTTGAAAAGTTTGAGTTATACTTCAAAGCAACAAAACCATCAGTAGTTAAAATAGATGTGGAAGGTTCTGAGATTTTTCTTATGGGATTAAATCCTGAATTATTGGAAGGTGTAAGACATATTGGAATTGAATATCACAATTTGAGTTGTCTGTTAGCGTGTGAACACTTACTAAGAGATAATGGATATGAATTATCCTATTATAAGTTCAATCATTTAGATATTGACTATCAGGGTGTGCTACACGCCCATAAACGTAATGTTATCGTTAAAAAAAGACAGACACCACAAACACCAGATGAATTACACGCACAAGATATGGAAGATTGGTCCAATAATCTTGATGACTATCATAAGTTAAACAATTTATGAAAATAAAACTGTTTAAACCACATACCAAACAAAGAGAATGTATCAATCGTATTAATCAAACCAATGCGAAGTATATTGTTATTGATTGTGGTCGTCAGTTTGGTAAATCATTATTAGCACAAAACTTATTATTGAAGTGGTCATTAGAAACACCAGGTTCAGTTGGGTTTTGGGTATCACCAATCTATTCACAAGCAAAGAAAGTATTTGATGAATTAGTTAAGGCGTTAAAACCTACAGGACTAATTGCTACAACAAACAGAAGTGAGGTATGGGTTAAATTAAATAACGGTTCAACCATACATTTTAAATCAGGTGAGAAACCTGACAACCTAAGAGGTTACACATTAGATTATTTGGTGATGGATGAGGCGGCGTTTATGAGGGATGAGGTATGGAATGAAATATTAAGACCAGCCACTCTTGTAAAAGGTAAACACATCTTGTTTATATCCACACCAAAAGGAAAGAATTATTTTTATACATTATATAACAGAGGTATGTCAGCAGAATTTCCTGAGTACCTATCTTTAAAATACACATCATATGACACCCCATTTATTACGGAGGAAGAGATTAATGAAGCTAAAGTTACGTTACCTACTGACATTTTTAATCAGGAAATTATGGCAGAGTTTATTGACGATGGGGGTGAGGTTTTCAGAAATTATTCTGCCAGTCAAATTATTGAAAGGTGGACGGAACCAACCCAATCAGAAAGATACTTCGCAGGAATAGACTTAGGAAGACAGAACGACTTTACTGTGGTTACAATTGTAAACAACTTTGGACAGATATGTTACATCTACAGAGAACGTAGAAACAATTGGGTTAATATCGTTGATGAAATTGTAAGAGTATTACAGAGATATAACGCGAAGGCGTTGGTTGAGGTGAACAGTATTGGTGATGTAATATACGAACAGATACGAACTAAGTACCACAAGATAGAACCGTTTACTACTACATCAAGTAGTAAAGACGAGATAATAAACAACCTTATTGTACAGATTAACGACCAACAATTGACATTACCTACCAAAGACTTGTTTGAACCATTAGACACCGAATTAAGGGTGTTTACGTTTGAATATAGTACCAAGAGTAGAAAGGTAAAATACTTCGCACCACCAGGTTTCCACGATGACTGTATTATGTCCTTGGCTATGGCGGTGGAATGTAAGAAGACATTAGTAGGAAGAAAATACGTTGTAGTATGATAGAATATGTAAGAGTAACGGTAGACGATGTAGATTACGAACTACC